GATGGTTATACAAACAACATCAACAAAGAAATGATATCTCTGAGATGCATCCTGAGATGTATGATCTCAAAGGTAACGTTATTCCAGATGAAATCATTGCCTTTCGATTTGAAAACTTAAACTTTGATAGTGAAATTGACGACGAATTATGACTACAACACATCCCACATTAGGGGAAGCTAGATTACCAAGAAATCCTCTTTTAAGTGAGGTATTGGCATTAGTATCAAAACAGAAAACAAAAGCAAAGAAGATTCAAACACTTAAACAGTATGAATCTTTACATCTTAAGTCTGTTTTGATTTGGAACTTTGATGAATCTGTGAAGTCGATGCTTCCAGACGGTGATGTTCCGTTTAGCAAAAACGAGGCTCCCGCTGGAACCGAACATTTACACCTTGCATATGAATGGAAAAAGTTGTATAATTTTGTTAAGGGTGGGAATGACACACTTCGACCTATGAAAAGAGAACAACTTTTTATGCAACTCCTAGAAGGTCTTCATCCAGATGAAGCAGAAATTGTTTGTTTGGTGAAAGACAAAAACCTAAAGAAGAAATACAAGTTGACTCGTGCCATAGTTGAAGAAGCATTCCCCGATATACAATGGGGTAATCGAAGTTAGTATGGCAAAAACAAAAACCAGAGATGAGGTGATGGCGGAAGCTTATTGGACACCAAAAGAAAAAGAAGATTTGAGTAGTAAATACTCAACAAGTCTTATCAAAGAGAACTGCAACAGTGAGGAACTCAAAGATAAGACTCTACCTTCTGATGCTTATATCGTGACATATAAGGTTGATGATGCAGTTCGTAATGATCTTGTTAGATGTCACGCTAAGGTCAATATTTTTGATATGTACTACGATAAATTTGGAGCGGGTTCTATCGTGAGTATTGAATATGGGCCTGGAATTGCAAGTCCAAAAACATGGGGTTTACCAGTGGCAAGTAAACCAAAGAAGAGGGTCAGGAGAAACTCATGAATGATAAACAAATCCTAAACCAAATTAATGACATTATAGAGGGAGAAATTCAACTTGGAATCAACGAATTTTTGGAAGAGAAACAGAGAAAAGAAAGTGATCAGGGAATGGGTTTTGTCACTTCAGAAGAAGCAAAGAAACTCAAAGTCAAAGTCTTCAAAGACGAAGTTGACAAAATCATGAAACAATATAAGAAGATAAAGAAGAAAGAAAAGTCAAATATATCTCAGGTCAAGAAATTAGGACTAGTCGATAAACATGGGAGGCCACTCAATGGATAGAGATAAACTAAAGGTCATGATTAAGGACTTGAAAAATGTTGTAAATGCGTTAGAATCAGAAATATACTCTGATACAGAGGCATACAAACTAAATCTAAATTATGAAGAGATTGTTAACCAAATTACAGATTATGATGAAGTCTTTGAGGATGATGACGGGTAACAGTGATGACCCCCGTTACTCAGAAGAGAAGTTGTTACTAAGAGCAGCTTGCTTCCGATGCCTTACACACCACTTAGAAGAACACACAAGAGCCGTCTATGAGTTCGCCACCATATGGTGCGATGAACATGACAACGTAGGTGGAATCGAACAAGGTTTCCAAGATTATCTCAGGTCATATGCCGAAAAGGCCTTTTCCAAGAGTTAATCTAAATAATATTACAAAACGTTAAAACTTATGCCAACATACCCTGTTATTCATAAAGAAACTGGCGAGAAAAAAGAACTCTCTATGTCAATGGTGGCATATGATGAGTGGAGAAAAGACAATCCAGACTGGGACAAAGATTGGAATGCTGGAGTTGCTGGCCTCGGAGAGGTTGGTGAATGGAGAGACAAACTAATCACAAAGAATCCTAGTTGGAATGATGTTCTATACAAGGCATCTAAATCTCCTGGCTCAAGAGTTAAAAAGATTAATAAGTAATGGCAAGAAAAAAAGATTCTCCCATCGGAGTGGGAATGACTGCGAAACAGATGAAGAGAAAAAGACCTATCAATGCCGATCTACTAAACAAGATTGAGCCTATCACAGATAACCAAAAGACTCTCTTTGAAAATTACAAAGAGGGAAAAAATATCTTTGCCTATGGTGCTGCTGGAACAGGTAAAACTTTCGTTGCATTATATCTTGCATTGAAAGATATTCTTGACCCACATACTCCTTACAATCAACTTTATATTGTAAGGTCTCTTGTATCAACCAGAGAGATTGGATTCTTGCCTGGCGATCATGAAGACAAGTCTTTCTTGTATCAGATACCATACAAGAATATGGTTAAGTATATGTTTCAGATGCCAACTGATGCAGACTTTGAGATGTTATATGGTAATCTAAAACAACAGGATACTATCAAGTTCTGGAGTACATCATTCATTCGTGGAACAACTATTGACCAAGCGATTGTGTTAGTTGACGAGTCACAAAACTTGAATTTTCACGAATTAGATAGTATAATAACAAGAGTAGGAGAGGATGCTAAAATCATTTTCTGTGGTGATGCAAGTCAAACAGACTTACAAAAAACCAATGAGAAGAATGGTATTCTTGATTTCATGAAGATTATCGAACAAATGCCTGAAGAGTTTGCGATGATAGAATTTAATGTTAATGATATCGTTCGTTCTGGTCTTGTAAGAGAATATCTTGTTCGTAAAATGGCTATGGGATTTTAATGTTTATTGTTGAGAATCACTTAGGTGATTTAGAGTTAGAGAAAAAAGAGACCGATGGACTTCGCCTATATAAGTTACCCAGCAATGAATGGGTTCCTTCTATCACCTCTGTTACTAGTTTCTATAATCGAGAGGTGTTTCGTGAATGGAGAAAGAGAGTCGGGAATGAAGAAGCAGATCGTGTCACAAAAGAGGCAACTCGACGTGGTACGGACTTTCATGAAGCTGCACAAGCCTATCTTGAAAACAAAGAGTTAGATTGGGATGACTATCAACCACTAACTCAGTTTATGTTTCACAGTGCTAAGTCTAGTCTGGATAAGATAGGGAAGATACACGCAATAGAACGCACACTTTATTCTGAATACCTTGGTCTGGCAGGAAGAGTCGATTGTATCGCCGAATATGAGGGCGGACTCGCTGTTATTGATTTTAAGACCTCGAAGAAGATTAAACCAGAAGAATGGATTGAACAATACTTTGTTCAAGAGGTTGCATATGCCTGTATGTATTATGAACTGACTGGAATTCCCATCCAAAAACTTATCACAATCATGGTCACACCAAACGGTGAGGTTAAGGTTTATGATAAAAGAAACAAAGGTGACTACATTAAATTACTTGTGAAATATGTCAAAAACTTTATCGAAAACAGAATGGTGGTTAATGGGTGACATCAACAAAGCACTTAAAGAAAAGTTTCTCTGTTCAGCACAGTTTGCACAGGATATAGAGACTATTGTCAAAGATGACAACTTAGGTTATATTGATGCTATCGTACATTATTGTGAACAAAATGCCATTGACGTTGAATCCGTTCCAAAACTCATTTCAAAACCACTTAAGGAGAAGTTGAAATGGGAAGCGACAGAACTCAACTATTTAAAACGTACAACAAGAGCAAAACTGCCCTTATGACTGGTTTTGATTGTTACAGAACTTATCTAGCATTCAAGAATCATTTTACGAAGGATAACTTTGATTATTTTAAGTATGGTGGTAAGACAAACGCAACCACCTCATCATTTAATAAGAGAAAAGACAAATATTTTTTTGAAAAGATGTCTCGTCAGAAAAAAGATGAAGATATCGTAGATTACTTCACTGCTATATTCTCTCAGTGTGATGATCCTCAAAGAATGTGGATCGGAGAGATCATAGAGACAGGTGAAGATAAGTATAACGACTGGAAGAAGAAGATACAGAGTTTAAATTATCTTTTTAAACAAGAGATGCTGGAAATTTGTAGTGGTAAAGATTTTAATTCTTTGTTTGAATGTAAAAATGGAAAACATCCTGTCATCATCAAAGAACATTTGAAGAAAAATATTACAACCGAGACATTAGTAATACTAGATGGTATGCTTGGATACAAAAAAGACTTTGATGCTAAGTTAGATGACTTTGTATGGAAAACCGTCAGTATGAAACTTGACAAATACAAACCATTTTTGTTAAATAATATTAACATTACAAAATACAAACAAACCCTCAAGGAGATTGTAGTTAAATGAAGTTTGATTCTAGCAGTGAGTTTTTCGATTCAGAGATGGTTCAAGCCAGTCTTGAAGAGATCAAGGAACTTCAAGATCTAATCAGCAGTAGTATTATTGATACAGCTTTTTCTCCTATTACAGGATATGAGGAAGATGAATC